GTTGATGTGCTCGACCGCGAGCTCGTAGCCCTTGAGTTCGTCTTCGCCCGGCCCGGCATAGGTGCCGGTGCGCGGCACGGTGATGCCGATGAACACCGACGAGCCGGACGAGCCTTCCGGCCAGGTGCCGATCGGTGGCCGGCTGTCGGCGGCGAAGACGATGCGCGGCAATGCCGCGGATGCGGCCAGCGCACCGCCGGCGGCCAGCACCGTGCGCCGCGTCGGCATGGATTTATGGAATGGTTTCATGACGTTCCTCCCCTTGGTTGCACAGCGACGACCTCAGCGTGCCGGTCCAGGATGACGCGACTTGGGTCCAGGCGCAAGCCCGCGCAGCCTTGGCGGGCAGCCGGCTTTGGTTCGCAAAGCCGACGCCAGACTGCCCGGGTGGGCAGCGCGAGCGGCCGGAACTAGGGGAGGGACGCGCCGCGATTATTTGGCGACGCCCCTGATCTTTTCGTAGGTCCGCAAGCCGCCCATGCCGAGCATGCCGAACATCAGCTGCCACATGGTGTCGTCGAGCGCCGGCGGCGGCGGAAAATCATGGCCCATCCAACTGGCTGCCCACACGGCCAAAGGCACGAGCAGATATTGGTAAGCGAGCGCGCCGCCGCAGCACCAGCCGATGAATGGGCGCCAGCCCGCGACGAAAATCGAATTGTTCTGGGCCTCGGCGGCGTTCACTTGATTTTGCGCCTGGTCCCATTGCACGAGCGTGCTGCGCAGCTCAGCCTCGGCCTGCGCTTTCTGCGCCGGATCGGGAATGAACTTGTTCACGATCCCGAGAACGTTGCCGATGATGTCGTCGATGCCGAAGGCCATTGGTCTTCTCCTAGAGGGCGGGATTCACGAATAGGCGCGGTTGAGCCAGCCGGCGAGATTGGGCTCGAGCGCCGGGTTGACGGCGGCAAGCAGCCGGTAATGCCCGGCCAGCGCCTCGCGCAGCGCCGGCCCGATGCCGTCGGCCGCCTGCGCGGCGGCGGCCGTTTCGTCGCCGAGCCGGCCGTCTTCAACCACCGGCCGGCCGCACGCCCGCAACGCGCGTTGCAGCGCCGTCACCGCCGGCCCGGCCCCGGTATTCACCGCGGCATCGAGCAGCTTCGCGGCGACCGCTGCCGGCAGCCGATCCAGGCCCAGGCGTTGCCACCAATCGCGCAAGTAGATGTCGCGCGCGGCATCCTCGCTCAGCCCGGCGATGTCGAGCGCCGGATAGGAGGCGGCGGAAATGCCGTATTTCGTGCCCTTGAGCACGCCGCTGCCGACCGCGCCGCCGGTCCAGTTGCCGGAATCGTCGCTGCGGCATTGATAGCCGCCCTCATGCGCCAACACGCCGGCGACCGCGGCATCGAACACGGGATTGTCGCTCATAGAATTCCTTTCGCCTCGAACAGGCGGAACAGGATGGCGCCCATCGTCAACAGCAGCCCGGCGATCAGCGACAGGACCGAGCGCGTCAGGAACAGCCGAATGGAGCGGAGCGTTTCGCGGATCTCGGTGTAGCGCTCGGCGCAGACCGCCTCGTGCTTCTCCAGTTGCGCGCGTGTCGCCTGGGCGATCTCGAGCGCGCGCGCTGCCTGATCGTGTGTTCGGAAAAACATCGGGAATTGCCTATTTTGTTTTGTCGAAAGGAGCATGCGCTGGCGGCGGCTCATGCGACGTGGCATCCTGCGCCGCGATGGCGGGGATCAAACTCAATATTGGATCGCGCATCCGTGCCGAGGGCTGGAAGACCCTCGACATCCAGGCCGGCCCCGGGGTCGACTACGTGGGCGACTGCTCGGCGTTATCACAATTTGCCAGCGCCTCCATCGAGACGATTTACGCTAGCCACGTGCTTGAGCACATCTCGTTCCGGCAGATCGAGAAAGTGCTTAAGGAATGGCGGCGGGTGCTGCAGCCGGGCGGAACGCTGATGGTCGCCGTCCCCGACATGGACGCCATTTGCCGGCTGTATGTTCATCCGCAGACCACGCCGCAGGACCACACCAATCTCATGATGATGATGTTCGGCGCACAGGACGATCTGCACGACTTTCACCACGTCGGCTTCAATTCCGAGCTGATCGCCTACTATTTGCACCGCGCCGACTTTGAAAAGATCACGCGCGTGAAGGAGTTCGGTTTGTTTCAGGACACCAGCCTTTGGCAGTTCCGCGGTGCGCCAATAAGCCTGAACGTGACGGCCGTGAAACCAGCCTGACGCAGCTTATGGAGATGCTGTCGAGTTTTCGGTCCTCAAGCGATTTTCAATGAACGTGCTATTGAGAAACGAGTCCCGACCTCACGTCTTGATGATGTAGTTGAGCACCAATGCGGGCGGCGTGTTGTTCATTGCCGCGCCGCTGGTCCCGCTGGATGAGCCGCTAACGCTATTAACGGCGGTAAAATTCGTGCCGCCGCCGTCCGAATTTTGTTGAGTGCTGCTACTGTCGCTAACGCCGGTGAGTGCGCTAGTCGGCAATTCCGCCGTGGTCAGCGTGTGCTTTTGCTCCCCGCCCGTGGCGCCGAGCGAAGCCGAGCCGGTGATGCCGCCGGTCGCGCCCGAGCCCAAGCGGTTCGCCGCCGAGCCGCCCATGGCGTCCGCGCCGAAGGCCGCGCGGCCCCTGAGGTCGGGGATATTGAACGTGGTCGAGCCGTCGCCCGCGCCGAATGTCGTGCCGATGGCCGTCAGCAGAGCGGCATAGCTCGAGCGGCTGACCGCCTGGCCGTAGCACAGCAGCCAGCCGGACGGCGCCGCGGATCCGGCGAAGGGCGCCACCACGCCCGACGGCACCGCCGAAAGCCCGGTCAGCTGCGAGCCGTCCACCGCCGGCAGCCGCGCGCTGCCGTCCAGCTGCACGACGTTGCCCGCCGCTGTCCCGACGTTCTGCGCCGCCGCGGTGCCCACGGCGGTGAACGCGCCCGAGGCAAGGCCGAGCGCACCGAGAGCGCGCTCGTCGGTGAGCATCGTGCCGACGATCGCCGTGCTCGTGGTCTGGAGCAGCGCCTGGGCGATCGGGCTCTTGCCGGCGGGGATCGCCGGCGGCGCGGGCGACGCGCTCTCGACGCCGCCCACCACCGCAACCGCGCCCGACGAATTGTCGATCACGATGCGGTCGATGCGCGGATGCGTCGCCGGCGCGGCGATCATGCCGGTCGTCTGCGCCGCAACCTCGGTGAGCCCGCCCGATGGCGTGGCGAAATGGCCCGAATCGAGCGTCACGTTCATCGCCGCCGGGCTGGACGGCCGCGGCGCAAAATTATCGCCGAGGCGGGCGAACACCGCGATGTCGGCGTCGATCGCCAGCGGATAGGCGGTGCCGGTCTGACTCGTGTAGTCGGTTTGCAGGAACTGCGCGACGGTCATGATCTCTCCAAATGCGACGCGTTACTCGCCTGTTGCCGTCCAATTGACAATGCCGCCGACGTCGCTCTCACCATGATCGAAGACGTGGAGCGTGCAGCCGGTCGCGCCGATGCTTGCCGCCGTTGCCGTCAGGGCCGTGCTGCCGAGCGGCGTTACCTGCAGGTTGGGCGGCAGGTGATAGGGCGACGGAAAGACGATCGCGGTTCCGCCGGACGCGACGGCGACGCTGGCCGCGGAATTCTCGATCTTGGGCGCGCGGTCAGCGACCAGCTCGAAGCCGGCGAGACAGGCGACGGAGCCCGCGACATTCGCCAGACTCGCCTCGCCGCGCAGATAGCGCATCGATACCGTACCGATGGTCCAGGCGGTAAAGCTGCCGGGGTCGGCGGCGCCCGTGAGCCACGTATCGATGGCGAAACCGGGCGCGGCCGTGCCGCTCTGGCCGCGGCCGAAAACCGTCGTGATCGTGGCCCAGACCCGCAAGGTGTCGTCGAGGCCGGTGTCGACAGCCACGGTCCGATAGGTGGAGGTCGCGACCGGATAGGGCACGAACTGCTCGAACAGCTCGGCGTTGCCGTGCGCGCTTGCCGGCTTGGTCGAATCCGGCACCAGCAGGCCGCGCCAATGCGGCACCAGGCCGGCCAGCGTGCCGAGCCACGCCGGGGCGTCCTGCCGGTCGACGATCACCGGGTTGGGGTTGGTCACCACGAGATTGGCGGTCGCGGGCGCCGGCGAGAACTGGTCGGCAACGTCGCGCGCGCGGATATAGAAGGTCCAAGTGCCGGGCGGCACCGCGGCGTTGGTCATTTCGGTGCCGCGCGCGCTTTCGGTCAGGAACAGGGCGGAGGATATCGTGCCGCCCTGCGGCCCATAGAGGATGTCGTAGCCCTTGAGCGCGAAATCCTGCACCTCGTCCCATTTGAAGATCACCGCCCCGCCGGTCTGCTGCGCCGAAAAACCGCTGACGTTGCCCGGCGGCGGCGGCCCGATGATCGTGTGCGTATGGTCGGCAACCGCGGCGAGCTGCTGCTGCCCGGCGCCGTAGACGTTGTAGGAGACCAGCTTGACGTGGATGGTCGCGCCGATCTGGCTCTTGTCGTAGGGCAGCGTGAAGATCGCATCGTCGAGCCGGACGAAATTCGTCCCCGCCGCATGCGCGCCGATCGCCGAGCCGTAAAGCCCGCGCCGCAGATAGGTGCCGAGCGAATACCGATTGGCCCCGGTGAGCGTCGCGGTCTCGTAGCCCAGCAACTCACCGCCGACATAGCACAGCGTGTGCGCCAGATCGGCATCCGCCTGGGTGCCCGACAGCAGCGCGCCGCCCGATTCCGACAGATCGACCGCCAGCGTGTCGGCGGTGTCGGGATCGGACCCGGCCGGGAAATCGGCGGCGAGCGTGCCCATGCGCGACGGGCCCGCCTTGCGGCCGGCGAGCTTATAGGTCGAGCCGTCGCTCGAGATGTACACGTCGCAGCCGCCCCAGGCCGGGCCGCCGGCGGTGGCGAGCCAGATTTCGAGCCCGCTCGACGCGATCTGCACCGGCGCCTCGAAGATCACAGGCGCCAGCGCATCGCCCGGATCGGCGTTATAGCTCGCGGCATAGCCGGCGCCCTGCTGAAACGCATAGGTCGCGGCAGCGCCCGTGCCGGCGAGATATTCCGCGGCGTTGAAGCTCAACGTGCCGTCGTTGTTCTCGGTGATCTCGGTGATGCGCACCCATTGCCGGTCGAGGCCGAGCCGCGCATCGCTCAGCGTCACGATGTCCATCGGGTCGAGCAGAACGTAGCGCTGGTCGAGCGTGAACTGAAAAATGTTGCGGATCGCCTGGCGCTGCAGCAGCAGCTGGGCCGACAGCCGGGCGGCTTCGCCGTCGGCAAAGAGGTGCGCCTGGCGGCTTTGGCCGGCGCGCAGGCCGTAGAGATCGATGGTCGCCTGGTCGGAGGCTTCGACGATGGCGGTGTTGTACTGGTTGTCGCGGTCGAGATATTCGAGCTTGATGTCGTTGAGCGAATCCGCGGCGCGCAGGCGCGTCGCCAGCACCGGATCGTCGCTCATCGACGCGCTGGCGCCGCTCGCGTTCCGGTTCGGCAGGAAATCGTCGTCGCCGAGATCGTAGAGCGGCGCCGCCGGCGGCGCATAGCTCTTGCCGTTGCCCGACAGCGCCGCGTCGCCATAGGGCACCAAGGTCAACGCGCCCGCCGACCAGACGAAGGCGCTGTTGGTATGAGTCGCGATGTCGTCGAGCATCTGCGACGCCGGGGCCGCTTCGGCATAACCCGGCGAGATCAGCAGCCCGGCCGCCAGCGCATAGGCCTGATAGGTCGAGAGGTCGCCGAGCCGCGCGCTCGGAAAGCCGGCGCCGTAGCGCGGATTGGTCAGCAGATCGGCGACCACCAGGCTCGGATCGGCGTCGGGCAGGCCGCCGACCGAATTGGCGTGGATCCCGATAACCTCGAAATTGTTGTTCGGCAGCTGGCCCTGGCCGTCGAGGGCGTAGGGCGCCGCCGCGGCATAGGCGGTCGAGCTGTAGCCCGGCGCCTCGCCCGAATGGTTGGCCGAAAGATAGCCCCAGGCGCTTTGGCCGAGCGCGCCGGTGAAGACCGAAAGGCCGAGCGCCGCCGGCGTGGTGAGCGCCTTCGACGACCAGGCCTGCCCCAAGCCCTGGATCGCGCCTTCGCACAACCCCAGCATGATGGCGGCGTTATAGGTGTAGGTCGTGCTGCCGCCGCCCCCGCCCTTGCCGCCCGAGCCGCCGGTGGCGCCGCCCTTGCCCGGGGAGGGTGGCGATGACTGATGCGCGATTGCCTGGAAATCACCGTACCAGATCAGGTTGGGCGCGATGCGCGTCGTGCCGTAGACGATCGGGATGACCTTGCCATAGGCCGAGGTCTGGATTTGCAGGCCGGCGACCGCGGGATGTTGCGCCGCCTGCGGCTTCTTGGTCGAGAACAGCCCTGCCATCAGCGCGACCATACCTTGAGCGTAAAAAATTTAACCGGGCGCGGCCTGGCGCGAGCGTCCCTGCCCTCGCCCATGCGCGACAGCCATTCAGCGCCGAGCGCATCCTCGTAGACGCAGTCGCGGCCGAGATAGGCGTGGATGATTTTGGGCCACAGCACGACGATCGCGCCGTGCGAGAAGCAACGGCCGAAGCGCCAGAGCGCGATGTCGCCCGGCGCCGGCGGCCCGGCGATCTCGACGGCGTGGTCGCGGACGAACCCCAGATAGCGCTCGCTGTCGCGATGCAGATGCCAATCGGGCGGGTAATGCGGAATATCGAGCGCCGGCACCAGGCCGGCCTCGGCATAAACCTCGGCCAGCAGCATGGCGCAATCGACGCCCGCGCCCTTGACGCGCCCCCGATGATGATAGGGCGTGCGCAGCCAGGCGCGCGCGCAACGGATCACCGCCGCGCGTTGTGACACGATGTCGGGCATGGGACTGCTTTGAATAGTTGAATAAAATGCCGCCCGGAAGGCGGCCCGAATCAGGTCGGCTTAAAGATTCCATCTGCGAGATTTCGCAGCGTCGCGCTCGCTTCCGCGGCCACCGGCATGTACTCCGATGCCTTGACTTCCTTAATCACCGTCAACGCTCTTTCCGGAGCAACGGCCAAGCACATCCTTGCGGCTTCGAAACGCACGCGCCAATCATCATCGTCGAGGAGAATCAACAAGGCCTTTCGTGCCTCAGTGCCGCGCACCCGAAGCTCCGCATCGATCGCCATCCGTTCCTCTACGAGCCGGTTGACCGTGACAATATCGCTATCGAGCAGCGCCTCGTTTTCCTCGAGCGCCGTATCGCGGAATCGCGCAACTAAGACTTCATTACTGAGTACCGATAGATCTGAGTGCTTCATTTAAGTACGCCATGATCCCTTAGAACGCGCAAACCAAATTGATACTGCTCTTCGAAGGTCTTCCCACGTAGGTAGTCTCGAGGACTTTGTCCTCCGTATTCGGCATTTTGCGTCGAATAAAACAAGCCGACAAGATTGCAAACGTCGCGTTCGGAACGCCGGACGAAAGACGCGCCGCGGCGCTCGACGAGCGCGAACCCTGGCCAAACGAAGACGCCCGCTTCAGTGCAGGCCAACGTCGAGTTGCCAATCATCGTCACACCGCCGTTTCGGGCGTCGGCACGTAGGGGAAGCCGCGGAAATGCGCGGTGTTCGAGAATTTGGCACAGCCGTTCGCGCCCAGACTCTTGTCGCAGCCCGGATAGATGGTGAATCCGTCGCCCGCCGCCGGCGCCGCCGGGAACGGCGCCAGCAGGCTGACCGTGCCCGAAGCGCCGGCGCTGCCCGCGACCCACGATTTCACGCCGCGCCACAGCCCAGCATTGGCGCCGCCGGTGAAAATGATCTTGCCGAGGTCGAAATAGCCGGTGGCATTGCCGAGGCTCGCCGCAACCACGCTCGCGGTCGAGCCCGTCGCCGCCGCGCCGCTCACCGCGTAGCCCGAAAGATCGACGGTGCACGACGCGTCGCCCAGATTATTGACGCAGCTCGCCTGCCAGAGGTTGCGCGGCAGGCTGATGTTCAAAAGCTCGAGATGGCTGTTGACGGTGAAGGTCGCGAGCGACCGGCCGCAATCGATGTCGGCGACGCGCCCGGCGAAGAGAATCACGGTGCCGGAAGAGGTGTCGCCATAGGCGCCCATGAAGGCGCGCTCGAGCGTCAGCTCGGCGCTGTCGAAGACGCCTTGCAGCACCGCGGCGAGAAAACTCTCGCCCAGCACCGTCGCATTGCCCGGCAGCACGTCGAAAACCAGCTGGTCGACCGCGACACCCACCTTCCAGTGGCACTTCGCCTTGTTGTCCTGGCGGTCGAAATAGGGGCCGGTGCCGCCGCCGGCGGGATAGAGGAACCCGTTCGCCGTCACGTCGCGGTCGCCGCCGCAATAGCGCAAAATGCCGCCGCACAGGCGGTGCTCGACGCCTTGAAGATCGCGCCGGTCTTCACGCCGTCGCAACGCCAGTCGATCGAGCAGGTCAAGCGCGCGGGGACGCCGGAAATCACGATACCGGTCAGCCAACGCCAGCAAGCGGCGTTCAGCGCCATGTCGTCCGAGCCCAGGGCCGGAAAAACGAAAGTCGAGCTGATGCAGCTTACGCCGGACGCCAAAGCCCGCCAGAACGACCAGCTTCACGCCTTGGGTTGCACGATGAACTGGGAATCATGGAGCGACCCCTACGGCCAGCACGAATTGTGCTATCCGCAATGCGATTGACGATTGTCCGCTGACGGCGATGCCGGCACGGCATGTGCCGGCATCCGCCGACCGAAAGCAGCCTAGCGCGTATCCAACACCCCGCCCGGCGCCAGGGCGGCGAGCTCGGCGAAATCGGCGCGCGGCGCCGCCGGCTTCGGCTTGAAGCCGCAGGCCGCGGCGAGAAGAAGATGTGCCGGCGGATGCAGCTTCCAATACGCGACGAGATCGCCGATGGCGGGAAGGGTCATCGCGTCGATCTCCGGCCAGGTATAGCCGCAGGCCGTCGCGACGAGGGCGTAGAGCGCGCCCCAATTCACCTCCCCGCCGGTGCTTCCCCCGTGCCGGGCTCCGGCGCGACCAGGCCGCTCAGTCGCGCGATCCGCGCCACCGCCGACGCCAGCTCGGCGGGCAGAATCTCCATTTCGAGCAGCGCCGCGCGGTCGAGGCCGGCGTGATCGCGCGCCAGCGCCGCCGCCAGGATGTCGATCGCGGCGTCGATGCTGCCTTCGCCGTCGAGCCGCGCCGCGCGGCTGAAGGCCGGCAGCACGCCGCGCAGCTGGCCCAGGGTGAGCGGCCGGATGGCGTAGTCGCGGCCGCCGAGGGTCAGAAGGGTCACGACACCTCCGCGAAGGACCACGCCAGCACATTGCCGGCGTTGGCGAAGACGTCGAAATCGAGCTCGGGAATGACGAAATCCTCGAGCTTGGTGGCAAAGGCGAGCTTCGACGAGACGCAGTTGAACAGCTTCAAATTCACCGGCTTGCCCTGGAAGCTGGTGTAGAGCTGCGTCTGGAATGTAGGTGTCGTGCCGAGCAGCGGATTGGCCAGGGTCAGCATCTGGCCGGTGCCGCTCATAGTATAGGTATAGGAGAGCAGCACCGCCTTGCCCGCATCGGCCGCGGCGAAGCTGTAAACGCCCGCGGATTCGCTGTATTGGCCGGCGGCCGGGCTCGACGCCACCTTGACCAGCGGCAGGCCGCTCGCGGCATAGACCACGCCGTAATCGTCGACGAAGGACGCGGCGTTCGCCGCCGTCACCGTATAGGCCGACGAGCCGGGCACGGTTCCGGCCTCGCCGTAGGACGTGGCGAGCTCGCCGCTCGTGAGGCTCTGGCCGAAGAACAGCGCATTGAAGGCGAGGCCCGAGACCTGCGCCAGCTTGGCCTTGGCCTGCGCCTTGGCCTGGCCGCGCGCGATGGCGAGCGGGAATTGGTACTGGCCGTAAAGCTCCTTGGTGGTGAATTGCAGGTCGAGCTGCACCTCCTGCACCAGGCCGAAATTGACCGGCGTCGCGTTGGCGACGTCGGTGCGCTGGCCCAGCAAGACGCCGGAGCCGAAGGAATAGATTGCCATCGGTCAAATCCTCTTGGGGTTTTTCAGGTCGAAAAAACGGCGTGAATCGAACGCGGCGGCCGAAGCGGCCGCTGGCGCGGGAGTCAGAATGTGATTTGTAGAGATCGGGCGAACACCGCCCGATAGATCAATCTCGCTTTAGCTCGAACCAGCAGATCGAGTGGCCGAGATTGGGCACCTTGCCGAACGCGATCCATTCCCGCTCGATCCGAGCCAGCGCCGCCTGGCGTCCTTCATCCAGCCACGGCTTAAATGGTTCGTCATCGTAATCACCGGGGCGCAGGCCCTTGTCGTAGAGCCGACCAACGAGGCCGAGCGTCGCCTTGCGGAGTTCATCCGGAGTGTGTGCGCCGAGATCTACTTTTGCTGCATAAACAAGGAGCGGTAGCGACACGTAATCGCGCTGAGCCTCTTTAACGAAGCTATCGATAACCGTATCCAGCGGCCTCATCGCTCAGTCCCCGAGAAAATGCAGCTTCATAGACAATTCCGGGAAATTGATCTCGATTGCAGGCGGTCCGCTGCTCGATACCGACCGAAACGTGATGTACCTGTCTCCCGGAAACTGAACAACCGTCCGCCCATCGGTCTCCTGGTGAACGACTCCACCGACCCGCAGATAGTCGAACAAGTCTCTGGCGCCGGCAAGGCCGCCGGAAACCTCGCGAATATAGGGGCTGGTTCCCTCTTCCCCAATCAAAATGCCGCGGGGCGCGGCGCGATCGGCGACGCGACGAGCGACCGCCTCCCCCAGTGCCTCGTTGAGATGGTTCAACGTGTCCTGCGTCGGGGCCGTATCCGGATTCGAGACGTAGCTCAGCGCCGGATTTCCGGGATCGATCCGACGCAACGCCTGGATTCGCGACTCCCACTGCGCCTGGCGAACCGTCGCCATGGGGTCGGATAAATTCTCTTCACTGGTGCGGTCGCGCTCGTCGTTCTGCGCAACTTGAGCCGGCGCGCCGCTATCCCCGCCCGTCGGCGCGAACCAGCCCGCATTGGGCGGCCCGCCGTCGCGCGGATGGTCGGCCGGATTCCAATCGCCGCGGGCGAGCGGCGCCGTGATTCTCTCGAGGCCGAGCAGAAGGTCTTCCGTCTCGATCAAGAGCCGGGCGATGGCGTCGGGCAAATCCGGCAGCCGCAGATGCACCGCCGCGATCCTGGCGCGACAGAGATTTCCGTCCACCAGCGCCTTCGCTACCGCCTGGAGACCTGGCATCGCACGCTGGACCCCGACCTTCGCCGTGTAGCTGCGCGCCAGAAGCCGTTCGAGCGCCGCCGCCGGTCGGACGAAATACTGGCCGTCGCGCCGCTCGATCAGCGCCGTCTCGCCCAGGAACAACCCATCCGCCGAGCACGACACGCCGAGCGCGCCGGGGCCGCCTTCGCACAGGCGCCAGACGTGGTGGAAGGCTTCAATCATAGCATCCCGCTTCGCCGCCTTGCGCGTCCTAGCCCGCGACCAATATCTCGACCGGCACGATGGCGACGGTCTGGCCGCCGAGGACGCCCTCGTCGGTCTCGATCCGGCCGGCGATCGTTGCGTGCGAAACCAGGCCGCCCAGGGTTTGCACCGCGCCCGAATCCTTCGGCGCCAGCGCCGCCTCGACCGCATCGAGCAGCGGGTTCAGCACCATCGACGGCGCCGCCGCCTCGTCGGGCGCGTGGGCGTAGACATAGATATCGACCAGCGCCTTCCATTTCGGCGGCAGGCCGTTGCGGCGCTCGGCGGTCTCGCTCTTCTGCACGACGAACAGCGCCGGCTGCTCCGCCGGGCTGACATCGCTCCAATGCCGCAAGCGGCGCGACGCCGTGACAAAATTCGCGGCACTCGACAGCAAGTCGAAAAGGGCCGCATAGATCGGCTCGCGGTTCATGGCAGCGCCTCGGCGACGGTTGCGGCAATCGCGTTCTCGGCCTCGGCCGCGAGATCGGCGAGCGCCGATCGCAGGAAGGACCGCGCCGGCAATTGCGCGCCGGGGAATTGGACGCTGCGCGCGAAGACCCGCCTGCCGCCGACGAGAAAGGCCAAGGAGCGCGCGTTCTTGGCGGCGATGAGATGTGCCGGAATGGTCGCGCCGAATTCCTGCGCCGCGGCATAGGGCGCGGCGGCGCCGTCGACGCTCACCGAAGCGGTCAGGCCGTCCACGTTCTGCTCGATGGCGCGCGCCAGATTGCCGGAGCGCGATTGCAGCACCGCGCCCGCGAGGTTTTCCTCGACGCGGGCATAAAGCGACTGCGCCAGCCGCGCCATGGTCCCGGTCAGCCGCGCCGATACCGCGTCGGGCAGATCGCGCAGCCGCAGGCTCAGCGCGTCGGCGCCCTCGATGGCGATTTCGATCATGCCGGCGCCGTGTTCTTGTATTGCGCCAGCAGGGTAGCGACGTCGGCCGGCACGTCCTTCTGCGCGAAGGCCACCACCTCGCCGCCCAAATTCTTCGACACCTGGCCGATGCGGTCGCGCTCCTTGTAGCGCAGCGCGACCAGCGCGATGCAGGCCTGCTCGATCTCGGGCGGCGTCGCGGCGAAGCCCGCCGTGTAGGCCACCGTCACGTTCTGCTGGCCACGCGTGAAGGCACGGCCGACGAGATAGAGCGAGCTGTCGTCGAAGAGATAGCCCGCGCCGGCCGGCGGCGGGCTCGATGCCGGAACGGCGACGCCGTCCACCGACACCGACGCGACCGACACCACCGGCCGGTTGCGCAGGAAAAGCCGCGTGCCGCCCGGCCCGTCGCGCGTTTCCGTGTAAGCGGTCTCGGCGATGGTGCGGCCGAGCCAGGACTGGATGAACTGGCTCGCCGCCGTGACCAGCCGCGTCAGCAGCGCGTCGTCATTCGTCGTCGTCATCGGCGGCGAGAGCCACGCCTTGACGTTGGTGAGGGTGGTGAGGTCGCCGATTGCCATGAGCTATTCATCCGCCAGGGTGAAGCCGTGCGAGTCCAGGAGGTGTGCTGCAAGGTTTCGCGGCACCTCGATGATGCCGTTCGTCACCGGATATTCCCGCCCGCCGAGCGAGACCGCATTGCAGCCCGCCGGCGCCTTGAGCCGGATGGCATGCGCCGTGCTTCGCGGGCGGCTCGCGGCGGCTTGCCCGGTCTTGTGGGTGCCGCCGCGAGCCTTCCGAGCCCGCTCCATCAGCCGTTGCCGATGTTGGTGATGGCGCCGAAGGCGAAGGGTGCGTAGTTCTGCAGCACCTCGTCGGCATAGACGCCGTATTCGTAGCGCCGCGCGCGCAGCGGCCACTCGACCTGGTAGTAGTCGCGCCGGGTGCGGAGCTGCACCGTGTTCGGCACGTTCGACAGCGGATAGGGCAAGGTCTTGGTGAAGAACAGCACCGTGCCGCCCGGCATGTTGGGGTGCAGCTTGATCGGGATTTCCGTCGGCCCGGCCATGCTGAACTTGTTGAGGTAGCTCCTGACCATGACGCCGCCGAGCACGGCGCCCTGGTCGGCCGAGAAGACGAAGCGCGCGGCGGTGGTGGCGCCGCCCTGCAGGATCTTCTTGTGGATGTTGAGCATCTCCTGCGACGAGACGTAGATCGCCGTCGGCGTCAGGCGGTAATTGTCCCAGAAGGATTTGAGCGCGGCGTCGAACTCGACGATGCCGCCTTCGGTGTCGGCGGTGAGCGGCGTGCCCGATCCCGCGGTGCCGGTCGGCTGCGCGGCGTAATAGGCGTTGAGCGACGTGCGGAAGCACTGGGTCAAAAGTCCGTCGAACACCAGCGCGTTGACGCTGTTGTCCGCGGACGGCAGCGACGCAGCGGTCTGCGTGCCGGAAGCCGCGGCCTGGATCGAGACGCTGTTGATGCCGGTGATGGCGCCGAGCGCCTCGGCGCCCGCCGCGCCCCAGAACCAGGCATAGCCGACCGCGCCCCGCACCGCTGCCACGCTCGCCGCGACCGAGCCCGAGGGACCGGTGACCGAGACCGTGGCGTTGGCGGATTTCTGCGCCGAGCCGCCGCCGAAGCTGTCGGAGGAGCCGTCGGCGTTGGTGCGCGACACCGCCGCCGGAATGCCGCCCGCCGGCGATGCGTTGAGGAAGCCGTCGAGGGTCAAGGCGACCGCGATCACCGACAGCGTCGCCGTGGCGAGCGAGCCGCCCGAGGACGACGCGGCGAGCGACGGCGTCGGCGTCGTGCCGAGCGCCAGCGAGCCGTTGCCGCCGAGGATGATCTGCTCCTCCTGCAGCATGAGCGATTCCAACAGCGTCTGCGCCGCCAGCGCGCGGAGATCGTCGAAGCCCTGGCCGGCATAGACCGCCTCGAAATCGACATTGGCCTCGAGGCCGATGCCCTTGTAGACGGCGTTGTAATCCTGCGTCGTCACGGCGATGACGCCGCCGCGATTGCCCGGCGAGATACCGGCGCGCACCGACGAGGTGTTGATGCCGGTGATCGCCTTCCAATTGGCCTGGATGCCGCCCTTGCCGGTGGCGCGCGGGATGTCGTTGCGGAGCGGTGTCAGCACCGGATAGAGCAGCTTGGCGCCCGCCTCGAGGTCGAAGAAGGTGAGGCCCGCCGTCGGCGAGCCGCTCTCGCTGAAGGTGCTGCTCTTGGCCAGCAAGCCGGCGAAGGCGGGATCGTCGATCGGCGATTTCTGCGCCGCCTTGAAGGCGGCCAAGGTGTCTTGGGTCTTACCGGTCATCGGGTCTTGCTCCTGGGGAAAAGGCGTCGCGCCGCCGCCGGCGGTTTGCCGGCACGGTCGGGAGACGCGGGTTGGGGTTAGGGCGGTGGAGGCTAGAAGAACCCCACGCGGATCGGGTTCCGCTGCGACTTGCGGATGGCGTCGAGCGCGGTCTTGGGCTGGTCGTCGTCGCGCTTTTCCACGCCGTCCTCGCCCTTCTCGACCGTCCGCAGCTGGTACTTGGCCGGCGCCGGCTGGGCGGCGAGCTTCCTCAGGAGCTCGCCCTGCGCCGCAACCGCCTTTGCGAGATCGTCGATGCGCCGGGCGAGGCCGACGGCGTCATCCGCCGTCGCCGCGGATTGATCGGGCTGTGCCGGCGTGCAATCGGCGCCGAGCTCGACCGAATTGTCGTGCATTGCCTGAATGCGCTCCTGGTCGGCGGCGTTGTTGCGCCGGCCTTCCTTGGCGAGCACATCGTCGCCGCGCTTATAGAGGTCGATCGTCGCCTCGGGATTGGCCGGCCGGTCCACCAGGCTGATCTCGTTGAGCTCGAGGCCGGTGATGATCTTGCGATTGCCGGGATCGCGCGCCGTGACGCGGCCGCCGATGGAGAAGCCCTTATAGACGCCCTGCTTCACCTTCTCCCAGGCGTCGTCGTCGACCACCTTGGCGGCGATGCGCAGGCCGCGCTCGTCGAGACCGGCTTCCTGCGCCACGCCGACGGCGGAAGGCTGGTGCATCTCGCGGATGTTGGCGAAGCGCATGTAGTCGGGCAGCGCCGCCTCGACCGCCTCGCGCTTGACGATCTCGCCCTGGCTGTCGAGCGCCGGGGTCGAGGCGTAGCCGATGGCGAGGCGCTTCTCCTCGTCGAACTTGGCGAGGGGTACGAAAAGTCTCATGGGCATTGTCTCCAAATGAAAAGGGCGCCCGAAGGCGCCCTGGTGGTTGATGTCGGTCGCCGGCGTCCTACTTCAGCGCGGCGCAGTTGCCCTATTTCAGCGCCGCCTCAATGGCAGAAAAAAGCGCCTTCACTTCGTCTAACTTCGCGCCAAAACGCGAGGGAAATTCCCACGCTCCGAGCGCCTTCTCCGCCTCGTTCATGCAATTAATGAAGATGCCACCTTCGGCGGGCGCGATCATGACGTGAAACTTCTCGTCGCCGGTTTTTACGATTTGCATGTTCAAGCGCCGCTGCTGATCGTTGAGGGATACATGGCGACGATTTGGTCGAGCAGCTTCACGGCGACGTTCCGATCGACACCGATCCGCGCGTGGAAATCCTGCATGGGAAAGCCATGGCAACATTCGTTAAGGGCTTGTCCGAGCCAATTCAGTTCGTCCAGATTCAAGCTCATAGCGACGTCGCCGTTCGGTTGTTTCGTGATTTGCATGAGATTCCCGTTTTTCATTTGGCGCGAAGTAAGCGATCGACATAACGCTGCCCATCGGTGGGCCTAAAGATATTCGCATCCGCCGGATTGTCCGGGTTTGCGATAACCAAGGTATTCGTCGAGGGTTGATAAAATATAACGCGCCCGTTGCGCCCGGGTTGTGCGATGGATTGCTTCATAACATCTTGCGCCAGACTCTGCAATTCCACTTCGCTGCCAATTCCAGGAAATTCGTTCCGACCAACAACGTGCTTCGGGTAAGCGTATGCGGCGGCACGCGCCGCTTGGTCTTCGATGGCTCGATTGAGCGCGTCCTGCACATACCGCAGGTCTTGATCTTTCGGCGTCCAGTTTGGACCCGCTAGCGATGCGGCCTGCGAATTCGACGGGTCGAGCGCGCGCAACTTCGCCTGCTCGGAATTGAAGAGCGCCTGGCGGACGGGATCGAGAGGATCCCCCGCCTCCTCGCGTTCGTCTTCTTCCCCGTTCTGCGCAACCTGTGTCGGCCCGTTACCCGCATTGTCGGTCGCGCCGGCGGCGCCGCCCTCGTCCGTCGGCGCGAACTGGCCGCCTTGCGGGCCGGGGCCGTAATGGTTCGGGTTGAAGCGCAGCAACTTTTCAGCGCCGGCTGCTGCGGGTGCGACGCCGAGCGCCACCGGCCCGTGCGGCGTGACGATCATCGGCTGGTCGCCGCCCGGCACCGGGTCGAGGCCGAGCTCGGCGCGCACCTCGTTGACCGATTTGATGCCGGTCTTGACGTAGTCGGTGGCGATCTGCGCCTGCGCCGCCGGATCGCCCGCGGCATCGTCCTTCCACGCGAATTCCAGATCGGCCGCCGCGAACTCCGCCGCGATCACGCCGTCGACGAGCTGCTTCACCCAGTTCTTCAGCGGCAGCAGGCCCTCGGCCAGGGCGGTGTCCTGCGCCGTCTTGGCTGTCGCGCGGTTGACCTGCGTTACAAAGGGCTGCGGCGAGACCGAGAAGGCGAAGCAGACGATGCGCGCCAGCCATTCGTCGAACGGATCCTTCAGCACCGGCTCGCGCGTCGGGATGAAGGTCTTGGCGACGCCGCCCGGCACGAACTTCGCGTGGCGCCGCTCGGCGCTGTTGCCTTCGAGCAGGCTGTCCCAATAGGCCTGGAACTGGCGGATCTGGTCCGGGTTCCAGCTCTCGGGAACGCCGATCAGCGCCTCCGGGATATTGCCTTCGGTATAATATTGCAGTTGATAGATCTGGCGGCGCAGCGCGATGTTGACCGTCATCTGCACCTGCTCCACGGGCGAGAAGCCGTAGATCTTGTGAACGCGCGGGTTGCGCGGCAGATAAAGCAGCTCCTCTGTCGTGTAATCGACCGCCGGCAGGCCCTTCAGAATCTGCTGATAGGCGGGCGCCGGCGCCGCCGGGGTGCGGCCGTAATCGTCGATGATCCGCTTCACCGTGGCGCCGTCGAGCGGCTCGAGCGCCGCCAAGCGCCCGGCGCGGTCGCGCCGCAGGTAAAGCGCCGGCGCGTCGATCACCAGCAGATCTTCCAGCACCATGCGCAGCCAGGTCGGCCACCAATGGGTTCCGTCGGGCCGCGCCAGGAACGCCGATATCGCCGCGACGCGCGGATCGGCCTTGGCCCCCGCATTCCGGTCGCGCGGCCGGATCGACCACGACAGCCGCTCCATCTGGTCCTTCCGCGTCTCGATCACCAGGCGGATCAGATCGTATGAGTCGGCGAGCGCGCGCAGCTCGGCGAAGCCGGTGCCCTCATAGGCGCGCGGCCGCTGGACGAGGTTGTAGCCCGAGGGATAATCGAACTGGCGCCCGGCCACCTCGGGCGGCGCCTGCGGCGCCATCGGCTCGAGCGGCCCGAACCAATCCTGCCGGCGGCCGGTGGCGATATAGCCGAGGCCGCGCGCGACGCGGGCGACGATGCCCTCGGCAACTGGCGTCGCGGTGGCTGGAATCTCGCTCATCGTCCCTCGATCGCCTGGCGGTAATAATCGATGATCGCGGCATCGCCGCCCATCAGCTCGGTCAGCGCCCAGACCAGCGCGTCGAGCCGGTCGGGCGAGGCAGCGCCGCGCGCGCGGTCGAAATCCGCGATGAAGCCGCAGAGCTGGTCCTCGAGCGCGGGGAAGCAGCCGACGTGATGAACCTTGCCCTGCTCGTAGAACGCGGCGACCGGCTCGGCGCGGATCGCCTTGCCGCGCGACGCTCGCAGCGCCTTGAACGACGCCGTCGCTTCGACCGCGCGCAGCGTCGCCTCGACCATCTCGCCGCCGTTGTTGATCTCGGCGACGATGCGGTCGGCTTGGTGCTTCTTATAGGCGGCGACGGCGCGC